ATGGTACTACAACTTATAAAATTAATATTAGCAACGGTAACTATGGATTTATAGATCAAGCTAATCCAGGAAATACAGATATTATTCCAGGTAAAGTAGTACGAGGTAAAAATTCAGGTGCTATTGGTAGAATAATCGACTATAAGTATGAAGCAGGATCAAGACCGGTTAGTGTAATTGAGACTGACGAAATTGAAGTACAACTACTAAAACCTATTGAATTTGAAGAAGGCGAGCCTTTAGAATATGGCAATATTGTCAATGAAACTCAAGTCACTATTAGAGTTGAATCTGGTATATACGAAGAAGATTTTCCTATACGTGTTCCGCCAAATGTTTCTATCAAAGGTGACGAATTTAGAAGAACTATAATACGTCCAAAAAATCGTGTTTCACAATCAAGATATGCAAGTCTTTTCTTTTATAGAGATGCTACATTTGACGGACTTGTTTTAGGTAAATCAAGTATTGAAACTATAGACTTTACTGCTAGTGCAGATGCACTAAGACCAGCAGGTACTTACACTGTAACTGATGTAGACTATGTTACAAACAAACTAGGCAGCGATGCAATATTTGAAATTACAGTAGATGGAACAGGCGCTGTTACAGATGTAACAGTAACTAATGCTGGTAAAGATTTTCAAGCAAATGAAATTGTTTCAGTACAAGATGCTGCTTTAGGTAATAATGGCGCAGCAGTATACAGCTTTACAGTAGTAACAGTTCCAAATGGTGTACAATATACTAATCCAATTTCAGACGAAGTAGAAGGTTATTTTGGTAATCATTATTTGCTAAAACCTAACAAACTTAAAAATGTTGGTGCAGGTTACGAAAACGTTGGCGATTGGGAAACGGCAGCACTAGCTTTAATTGACAACAGAGAGTTTATTCAAGAACAAGTTGTTAATTATATAGAAACCACTTATCCTGCTCTTATAGGTTCTCCAGGTTATTCTAGAACCAAATGTTCAAGAGATTCTGGTTTGATTGTAGATGCTCTTGTTAAAGATTTGCGCAACGGTGGCAATGAATTTTCTTTAGAGGCACAAGGTGAATACTATGCAGGTGCAGTTGAAGTAGGAACCGAGGATGAAACAATAGACGGCATCCGTCATATATACACTCTTGCAAACGATATTATTAGAGGTGTAGAACCAACAACATTGTATGGCCCAAGTGGATCAGCACCAAATCCGGGTGTTAACTTAGATTATGCATATGATGGATTTAATGGAGACGGTGACCCAGCAGAATGGACTGCTTCTACACTATATAGATTAGGTAACGTAGTAAAATATTTTATCGGAGGTGAAGATCGTTATTATACTCCAACAACAGAACACACATCGAGTGGTACATTTGATGCTGTTGAAATAGCTAATTTTTGGAGACAAATAGACGGACCACAAACTGTTATATATAACTTGATCGAAACAGTTGTATTTGCATTCAATGATGATTATAATCCGCCATTAAGAAATACAGAAATGGATGTGTTCTTAATGAATGACGCTACTATCTTACGTAATATTACCGGACAAGGACATGGTGGTTTCCAAATGGTACTTGATCCAGAAGGACAAGTACTAACTAAATCACCGTACTGCCAAACAGGTACAGGTTTTGCTGCAAGTATTAATAAACAAGCATTCCGCGGAGGACTATTTGTCGATGCGTTTGTAGGTAACTCAGCAGTTCAAGTTGTAGAAAGAGTAGACGGTGATGCATTTAGATTAAGCATACAGAGTTTAGGTAGTGCATTAGAACCACAAGGACTTTTTGTGCGTAGGCCAGAAACTCCAAGTGTGTTTTATATCGATGGCAGACGTTTCCAGATCAATGCAGTCACACAGTACGATAAAGAACTAGGAACAGCAGAACTAATATTATCACCGGGCTCAAATGACGGACAAGGATTTACAGGACTAACTAGTGAACTATCTACAGGGGTAGATCTCGACGATTTAAGTTCGCCGATTCCAATTACACTACAAACAGCTGGTAACAGAAGTATGCTAGGTAACGACTTTACTCAAATTAATGATAAAGGTTATGGTCTAGTTTGTGTAAACGGTGCGCTATCAGAAATGGTTAGTATGTTTACGTACTATTGTTGGACCAGTTACTATGCTAAAAATGGATCAGAGATTAGATCTTTAACTGGTTCAAGTTGTTATGGCGAATACGGACTAGTTGCTGAAGGATCAGATCCAAACGAAATTCCAGACAGTATTGCACTTGCACAAGACATGGTTGAAAGTGCAAAAACATTTAGTGCTAACGTAATTTTAGAACTTGCAGGTCCGGTTATACTAGAAGAAGGCGAAGTAATAACACAAAACATAACAAATGCTACAGGTACTGTATCTAAAGATACGAGTCAAATAGGAGATAGTGTAGCTGTTCCTATCGGAGAATCAGTAATATATTTAAAAGATACTTCAGGTGCTTTTGATACAACAAACGAACTAGTAATTACTGGTCCAATTACAGGAGATTCTACTGCAATAGCATTAGGCGCGGATAGCATACCTATAAGAGTAGATAGCACAGGTTATGCTAACGAAAAATTAAATCTATTCTTATATGCTTATGACTTTAAAGAACTTCCTAGTAATAGATCAGAATTTGATATATATCACCCCGATCGTCCTGCTTTTGCACGTTATGAAGTTGCAAATGTTGCACCAACAGCCGCCCATATAGGAAGAATAAGATATTTAGGCGGTGATATTCCATTTAAGAACGAAGTTTTAGATAACGGTTTAGCAGCAGGTGTTACATTTACTTTATACAAAACTATTAGAGATGGTTATAGTATAGAGATAAACAATACTGGCAGCAATTATACAGTTGGCGACACTATGGAAGTTGACGGATTGTATTTAGGTGGTGGCACAATTGAAAACGATGCATTTATTACAATTACCGAAGTTGATGGCGGATCTGTAACAGGCGCAACAATAACAGGATCTCCGTTTGTAGATTCTAATAGCCCAATGTATAGTGGTAAAGTTTACAAACTAAATTTCTCAACTAGTGACTCACAGTTTAGTACAGATGGGTTATTAGAGGATGTAGGATTTGGTGATAGAATTAACTATAGAAGAAACCAAACTCATATTATTTCAGACTTTGCAAGACCAGATGTTCTTACAATTCGTCCAAGTACTGCTGTTATCTTTAACGAAAATCCAGACTTTGTTTATAGAAGTATTAGTTTCTTAACATCAGATAGTCTAGGCAATGAATTAGAAAATGATCAATTACAATCAGGTTTTGATAGTTCATATGATTATATTAGATTGATTATAGATAGTGCAAAAGCCCAAGAAATTCCTCTAGCAGGATTAGGAACAACCAAAGGCGGCACAATTGGAGACAGAGTTCTTGCAGTACAACCAACACTAGATGATAATGAAATTTCTAGATTGAATAATAATGCTAGAACTCCTGAAGCTAATAGACCGATTGGTTGGACAGTAGAAAACTTACAAGAAGCTCCTATATTTACATGGAGTGGTAAAAAGTTTTATGTGTATAATGCAAGAGGAGTAGATGGAACTAATACAGAAGTTCCGTTAGCCGAAGACAATGAATATGTAATTGTCGACATTGCAGTAATTGACAGTATTAATTTAGAAGATTATTCTAATCCAGGTGGATTAGAAGAGGGATTAGGCTCTCCTGTTGTATTAGGGTCAGAAACTGTAACAATTAGAGCAGGTCTAAAAGCTGGCGCCGAAGGAACAGTAACAGTTAATATTTCAACTTGTCGTGCTACATCACATGATTTCTTAGATGTTGGTTCAGGCGGTTTTAATGAATCCAATTATCCTACAGTTATTTTTGGTGAACCAGCTTCAAAAGATCAAGCAAAAGAAGTTGACGAACGTGGTAAAGGTCGTGTGTTCTATGTAAGTACAGACCAAAACGGTATCTTTAGAGTTGGTAGATTCTTTAGTGTTGACCAAGGTACTGGTACAGTTACATTTAGTGCATCACTTGCACTATCAGATGTTGACGGACTAGGCTTTAAACGCGGTGTTGTTATTACTGAATTTTCAACAGACACAGCGATGACAGATAACGCATCAGATACTGTTCCAACAGAACTTGCTGTACGTGGTTATGTTAACAGAAGACTAGGTTACGATGTAAACGGTACTCCTGTTTCAAACAAACTAGGTCCAGGTGTACTTGCTCCAAACGGCGCAGTACCAATGACAGACGATCTAAACGCTGCTGGTAATACAATTACAAACCTAAAAGCACCTAATTCTGAATCAGATGCTGCAACTAAAAAATATGTTGATGACGGTCGTGGGTTAAGTGACGAAATTAAAGATCTAAGAAGCTTGCAATATCAAAGCTTTGGCGCTAACCAATTACTAGTATCAACAGAGTATAAAAAACTCTATGTGTTAGCAAGTTCAATTGTTAGTGGACCCTTTGAACGAGGAGATACAATTACAGGTAGCGTTACAGGTGCTACAGGAACAATCGTAGATGTACAAAATGTAGAAGGATACGAAGGAGATTTAACCGAAATAACATTTACACCTCTTACTGGAACATTTAGTGACGGTAAACCGATTGGATCTTCGCCTGATCCTGATGTACTGTTAGTATCAGGCGGTGCAGAAGGTTTAGTAGTAGACGGACCTGTTGATGAATGGGTAAACGGTGTTGAAAGTCCAGCTAGTGATATAGAACTGTTAACAAATAAAGAAGTTACTATAGACGGATTTGGTGTTGTAACAGATAGATATACAACTCTAAATTTCCAATTAAAGCCAAACTCTATTGTAAATGACGATGTAAATGGTGTAGCAAATATTTCTCAAAGTAAGCTTAACTTGAATAGTGCAACTACAAGAGCAAGTTCAACAGGTATTACTCAAAATGATTTAGGTGTTGTTGCATTTGATGAAAGTATATTTACAACTACTGATGGTTGGGTAAGCATAGACAACGGCCAATTACCATTAGAAAAAATACAAAGAATAAATGATGGTACTGTGTTAGGAAACTGGAGCGGTGATAGTTCAGATAATGACATAGATCAAATTCCATTTAGCACAATAATTTCAGAAGGTGGTGGCTTAGGAGATGCGGACTTCGTAACTGAATTAACAGTACCAGATGATCCAGGTGAAGCACTAATTAAAACCGGTGAAGGTACTTATGGTATTTCTAACGTAAGTGTTTCGGGTGAAGTTAACAGTATTGTTAAAACAGATGCCGATGGCAGTATACAAGTTAACTCACTTATATTAGGTGGTGATGCAAGTTACGAAATACTATCGCTAGATGGTACAACTGTAATTTTTAAAACTCCTTCGCAAGGTGAAATACTAAGAGCTGCTGGCGGCTCTCCTGCTGTAGGTGCACCTGCTGATCCTGGATATGTAGCTCCTACATTTCCTGATTTAGAAATTTCAGGAAGTGTTAATATTGGTGCAACAGGTGTAGCAGAAAGTACACTACAAGGTTTGTCAAACTTTAATGGCGAAAGCAATTTAGGTGTAGATTGGATTTATTCTAGTTTCATTGAAGCACCAGGTGAAAAAGGCGCAGCATCAACAGGTATAGGTATTGGTGCTAATACTGGTAAATCACTTGTAGGTGAAATTGCAATAATTACTGCTGATAGTGCTACAAGTTCAAGTGTATCTCCGATGACATTTAGTTCATCAGGTGCATTACCTGATACAGACAATACCTATGATATAGGTAGTACATCACTAAAATATGCAAACGTATATGCAACAACATTCCATGGTACTGCTACTGAAGCATATTATGCTGACTTGGCAGAAAACTACTTAGGTGATGCGGACTATGAACCAGGTACAGTGCTTGTATTTGGCGGTGATGCAGAAGTAACAGTGTGTAGTGCTAAAGGACAAACCAGTGTAGCAGGTGTTGTAACAACTAACCCAGCACACTTGATGAATAGTGCATTGGAAGGTGATCACGTTGTAGGATTAGCATTACAAGGTAGAGTACCATGTAAAGTTATTGGAACTGTAAAGAAAGGCGATATGCTGGTTACAAGTGCCGTACCAGGTTATGCAATAGTAAACAACTCCCCGGGCGTAGGACAAGTGCTTGGTAAAGCAATAAGCGAAAAAACTGATCAGGATAGAGGAATTGTTGAAGTGGTTGTAGGAAAACACTAATGGAAAATAAAAATATAGATAAATTGATTCAAAAAGGAGCAAAAGCTTCTGTAGACAACAAAAACCCGCAGCCAAGACGTGTTGTTGCAACTGCTGGAAAATTAAGAGTACAACTTGGAGCACCAAATGGCAAAACAAATAATTGATTTAGGAACAAGTCCAAACAAAGGTGATGGAGATCCGTTACGCACTGCATTTGACAAAGTTAACGATAACTTTGATGAATTGTATCTTGCTTTGGGAAATCCTTCTGGAGCAACAACAGATGTTTTGCCAGATTCAGATGCTACAATTGATTTAGGAAGTGCAGCTAAACAATGGGCAGATTTACACGTTGCAGACTTTATCTACTTAAACGGTGCTAGAATTGAAGTTACAGCAGGAGGTGCTTTACTTGTAAATGGCGGAGCACCTGCAGAAGTACAAGATACAGTAGGTAGTGTGTTTGGCGACGATAGCACACTATTAGTAGATGGCGTGAACGGTGTTATTCCTAGTGCAAACATTAGTGGCACAGAAGCAACTAATTGGGATACGGCTTTTAGTTGGGGCGATCATAGTGCAGCCGGATATTTAACAGATTTAACAGGTGACTTACAAGGTAGTGTATTTGCTGATGACAGCACTCTATTAGTAGATGGTGTGAATAGTAAAATAAATCTACAAAACACTGTGCTCAACAATACTATTTCTACTACTGATGAGGTTTTGTATCTTAATACAGCATCTACACCAGGCGAGAGAGGATTTAAAGTATCCACCACAGATAGCATCTTTGATATCTACGGTGCAACACTAGAAGATGGCAACGGTGGCGGTTTATGGCTCAGTGGCGGTATTGCAGAACCTGGCATGCAAGGTGGTGACGTAATTATAAGCGGACGTATCATAAGCCTTTTAGGTGGCGACGGCGCTGGCAATGGCGGAATTGCATTAAGCGGTCCAATAATAGGAACAATAGATGGAGACTTAACTGGTAGTGTATTTGCTGATGACAGCACAACATTAGTAGATGGCGTGAACGGTGTTATTCCTAGTGTAGAGCAACTAAAAGCTGATATAAAAGCAGCAGCAGCAGCAAGTATAGACTTTACGGATTTCCAAACTAGGATAGCGGCGCTTTAAGCAGATACGATAAATATATTAAATAACAGGATTTTAGAGAATGGCAAATAGATTTCCCCTAGTACTAGACACTACAGACGGCAATAAAATTAAAGAATTGCCAGACGGAGATAATCTTGATTTAACTAACAGTAGCATAACAAGTGTTAACGATATTACATCAGCTGGTACAATAAGCACACAAGAACTTCTTGTTAGAGGTAATACTGTTGCTCCTGTTGAATTTTCTGATCTAGTAGACACTCCAGACAATTTTACAGGCTCTGCAAATTATTTTGTAAAAGTTAATGCGGCGGGCAACGGCATAGAATTTAGACCGTTAGGCGATATTGGTAATATCGATGTTGAAGGTATTAATATAAGTGGTGATATTATTCCTACTGATAACGGATCGCAAAACATAGGAAGTGATAACTTTAGATTTAATAAAATTAGAGTTAATCAATTAGCTGGTAGTCTTGTTGATACAACCGGTAGTGTTGTTTTTGATTATGCTACAGGTAAAATAACTTATGCAGCACTACAAGGTACTCCGCAATTTCTATCTGAATTTACAGACGATATTGGATTTTTAAGGACAGCTGACCTAGATGACACTCTAGGTACGTTATTTGGGTCAGATCCGTTTGTCTCAGATCTTAAAGGTAGTGTTGTTGCTGACGATTCTACCGTTATAATTGACGGTGTAGCGGGACTTGTATTAGGAGATATTCAAAACGATTTTACTCAATCTAACGAGATTGTAGCTGGAGACCTAACAGTTACAAATGTAGATGTTAACGGAACATTTGTTTTTAGTGGTGCTCAAACAGTTGGATTAACTATACAAGATAGTATAACAGGTGTAGGCGGACTTGTACTAACAACTAATGGATCATCATTACAAGAACTTATTAACATTTCTCCAGCACTAGCAGACGGTGAAGTTAATATTGATGCAAATAAAATTAGATTACTAGGTGATGTTTCAGAACCTATTACAGCTAGTGGCGGATTTGTAGGCGACCTTACTGGTTCTGTTGTATCGGATAACAGTACAGTTATTATAGACGGCGTTGCCGGAAAAATTATAGCACCAAATGTAACAGGTACAGCAACATTTGAAGATAATGTAATTGTTGTAGGAAACCTAACAGTACAAGGTTCAACTACTAGTGTAGAAACAACTAATACAACCATCACTGATAATATTATTACACTTAATGAAGGTGAAACTGGTGCAGGAGTATCATTAGGAACAGCAGGAATTGAGATCGATCGTGGTACCAATCCTAACGTATCTTTTGTTTGGAGTGAAGCTGATAGTTATTTTACTACAGGAACAAATAATTTAAATGGGAACATTGTTTCTGCAACAACTCGTTTTGAAGGTGCGCTTACAGGTAATGTAACTGGCGATGTAACAGGTGACCTAACTGGTGATTCTGCAGGTACACACACAGGACCTGTAGTAGGCATAGTGACAGGTTACTTGATTGGTGACATGACAGGTTCTGTATTTGCCGATGATAGTACAGTTATAGTAGATGCTGTTAATAACTCTATAAATGCTACAACCGCAGATCTTCCAATTATAATTGGTGGACAAATCAATCCATCAGATGGCGGCACAATATCTTTGGGCGGATCGTTTGGTAGTGTAAGCTATAATGATAGTTCTGGTAATATACAAATTGCAACAACAGGTACAACTAGTATAATTGGTGCTGCTTCGGGTGCTATTAACATCGGAACAAGCACAAGTGGAACAGTAACTATCGGTAATGGTACTAACACTATAGATATTAATACTGGTTCAACTTTAGATTTATCAGGAGTTACAGTTACAGGCGCAACATTTAATCTATCAGGTGATATTGACAACTCGGCCGAACTTGATATAGGTGGAACTAATGCTACTGCTGTTAATATTGGTAGGGCAGGAATTACAACAACAATAAACGGTACTGTAAGTTTTGCAAGTGCTCTTATTGCAAATAATATTACAGCAGACGACAGTATACAAATTACAACAGCAGTTGGGTCTAATAATGCAATTACAATTAGGCCTCAAGGTACTAATAATTCTATTAACTTAACTTCAGATACAATTAATATTAATGGAACTGTAGGTACTTCATTTACAGTAAATGGCGTCATAACTGGTGACATTAAAGGTAGTATTTTTGCAGACGATTCAACATTACTTGTAGATAGTGTAAATGGGATTATACCTAAAGCAAATATACAAGATAGCACTAATTGGGATACAGCATACGGATGGGGAGATCATGCAGGCGCTGAATATTTAACTAGTGTAGCATTTGGCGATCTTACGTCAACACCTTCAACGCTTGCAGGTTACGGTATTATCGATGCTGCAACATCAGCACAAGGTGCTCTTGCAGATAGTGCTTTACAAGAAGGCGACAAATTTGATGTGATAGGTTCTGTTTTTGCAGACGATTCAACTGTTCTTGTTGATGCACTAACTGGGACTATACCAGGTTATGTAAGTATTGAAGATCTAAAAACAGCATTACAAGATGGCGCTGGAGACTATGCTGCATTTAAAGCATGGGTACTAGCAAATCTATAACGGAGATATAAATGGCTATAGAATTAATTAACATAGGGCAAATAGCAAATGATGGAACAGGAGATGATCTCCGTGAAGCATTTATAAAAGTTAATGCAAACTTTGAAGATCTTGATCTGCGTGATAATGAAAAAACAACAGTTACTAATTTAGGATCTGGCGAGGGTATTTTTGATAATATTGTTAACTATGATATTAAATTAAAAAGTATTAGTGCAGGCGACGGAATTGGTATAGAAGCTACTCCTACTGGAGAAATACAAATATCAAATATAACAGAGTCATTTAACGAAATAATAGTAGAATCTAATAATCGTCAAGAGATGACATTATCTACAACCGATAGATTTAAATTATATGCAGGTGTTGGTTTATCAACTAGTATAGATCCTGTTGCAAAAATTATGAGGATCGATAATACAAAGACTACTAGAGTAATACAAGACACAGACCCTACTCTAGGTGGCGATTTGGATGCAGATGCTCATAATATTTTAAGTGCTAACAACATTCAAGCAAATACTTTTACAGGTAATCTTATAGGTAATGTCACAGGTTTAATAAATGGCTACGATCCTTCTACTATTGCACCTTATTTTGACAATTATTTTGATTTTGGAGAAATGGGAAGAACAGTAAACGGTATTATCGATTGGCTTATTGAAGATGCTGATGTAGATTTTGGAACATTCCCACTTCCTGATCCAAGGACAATTGATCTAGGCGCAATCGCAGATTAACGCTCGATAAATACTGTTACAAAAGGAAAAACAATATGGCAGAACCTGGCAGTATTTGGACAGTTGGTACTGGATACAAAATTACAACTTTAATAGAAAGATCTACAGTAAGCATTCGCTTACCTTTAGTTTCTTATTTACAAAATCCTAGTGCTGAATTAATTTCGGGTTCTTTACCTCGTGGATGTAGACTAGAAGGATTATACATAGTAGGAACTGCATACGAAGTTATTAGAGACACGTCATATAAATTTACAATACGTGTATATCATGAAGATATATTTGAAGATAGAACTTTAGAAATTGTTGTAAGTGGACCAGATGAACCAGTTTGGTTAACAAATGAAGGATTGTTACCAGTAGGATCAAATGAACAACTTTTTATACTCGATAACTCAATAATAGACTATCAATTAATAGCAACAGATCCTGATATTTCTGCAGGAGACGAGTTAGAATATTTTATTGCAGAAGGAGATGGCCAATTACCGCCCGGTATATCTTTAACTGAAGATGGTAGACTTACTGGAATAGTTGAGCCTTTATTAGCATTAGATCAGCGAACAGAACGAGGTGGATACGATGCAGCACCATACGGAAATTTGCCTATAGATTTTGCAGCATTGTCTAATAATGGTTACGGAAGTTATTTTTACGATAGTGAAGTCTTTGATTTTAATACAACTACTAACCAGCCAAAAAAACTTAATAGATACTATCCTTTCAGAGTAACTGTAACAGACGGTGACACTTTTACCACAAGAGAGTTTAAAATATATCTTGTCGGTGATGATTATTTAAAATCTGATAACACTCTAATGCATGCAGGTACTGGCGTATTTACATCGGATGCAACAAATGTAAGAACACCAGTATGGCTTACACCTAATAATTTAGGTTATAAAAGAGCAGATAATTTTGTAATTTTACCAATCGAAACTATCGAAAACGATCAACTAGAAGGCATTGTACGTTATACACTAGAAGATATAAACAATGACGGTACACCTAGTGTTTTACCTACAGGATTAAATTTAGATTATTCTACAGGAACAATTACAGGTTACTTGCCATACCAACCTGCCGTAGTAAAAGATCATAAATTTACGCTACGTGCAACAAGATTAACTTTTGATTTAGAAACTGTAGAAATATTTGGAACATATTATGAAGATGTTTTATTAGGAAATTCTAGTTTTAAAATTTATAAAACTGATTTAACAGGGTTAGATGACGGCGTTAACGACTTGTTAGCACTAAGAGGCAGACAAATTTTAATAAAAAATAGATTGTATAATGTTATAAACGTAGATGATTCTAATACAGACTATGATGTAATATTTTTAGATGAAACATTGGCTCCTGAAATAAGTTTAGTTGTTTCTCAAACAGCAAAAAAAGGCCAGTCTTATTTTTTTGCTAATAGATTAGGATTAAAAGAAAAAGAAAAATATAAAAATAGAACATTAAAATTCTCAGAAACAGAAAAATACACAATTGGAAGTATTGTTCCTTACATCGAATATGATGTTGTTCAAATCAGTCCGCAAAATAATCCAATATTTCCTTATTATGCACCTAGTAATATTGAAATAGGCGAAAGTTATTTTGTAGACGACTATGTTATATACGACGAAAACTTAGGTGGTAATGGATTTATATATAAATGTGTTGAAGCACATACTACTGAAGCACAGATAGACGGCGACGGAGATTTTATTTTAGATGCTAATGGTAATCAGCAAATAATATTTGAAGGTGCAAAATGGACACAAGTTGCAGAGACATTAGAAGAATTAAGTTTATCTAATAGGCTCACAGTAACTAG